ATTGCCGGAGGCTTGTGAATAGTACAAACGTACTGATCGGATACAGATTTTTTGAGAAAATACGAATCCATATCAATACGAAACCGTATCACCATCGCCCATTGATACGCTTGTACCATCCTACCCCCGTCCATTCCTTGCGTACCTGCATTCACAGCAGAGACGCAACAGGGTCAGATCCCTTGCGCCGCAACGGGTTAGGGCTGGCCACGGCTGGACTTGGACACGGATTCTGGACACAGCCACCCCCGGGGTAGTTCATGCGTACTGGCCCCTACCCCTATGGGGGGTCTGGCGGCGCCGCACCTGGCGTACAGGACTTCAGAAATTTGTGTCAAAAATTATGGGTGGCTGTATATGCCCCTTGGAGGGCCCTCTGAGGAGCCGTAGGTGTATTGACACCTGCGGGGAGTCAGAGGGGTCTTCCAGAGCCTTCTAGACCTCTCTCAGGTCCCAGGAGCCACAGGCGGATACTCCTCATCCAGATTCATCGGAGAAGGAACGTATCCTTTGGCAAACAGCACCCGCTGAGCTTCTTGGTAGTAGGGGCTATCTTTAGGAGCCACGGCAATGATACGTTTTGCTTGGTCAGGTGTAAGATCAATCTTAGTCATCGGTTTCTTGGATAACGTTGAAGATACTTGGAATTTCTTTACAAAGAATGCTGGCAATCTCTTGGGCAATCTGTCTATGCTCCAGCTGTGTCTCCGGCCCACGCCGCACCTGGAGGTAGTGAAGCCAGCTACGGAGAGTCCCACTCATATAGAGCCGGGTAGGACTGTTGATGGGAAGGATCTTCCTGGCACACTCCTTTGCAATTCCTAACTCAAGCAACCGCTGATACGCAAGCGTCGATTCTTTAATCACGTTGGCACAGAGCTGGTCTGCCTCAGCAATTGCTTCCAGGTCGAGGTCATCGATGCTGTTCTGCCGGTTGGTCAGGTCCTGACGCCGGAAGCAGGGAATCTCAGGCCTAAGTGTAACCTCCGCATACCGCTGCGAAAACTCCTGAAAGGAGAAGCTCCGATGCCTCAGGATCTGTGCGCTAATATCACGGGTCGTGTTTATTTCTACGCAGCAGCTGGCCATCTCAAACGGACTCCAGTGCTTATGCTTGATCAGGTACTTAAGCAGCCGTTCTGGGCTCTTGTTCTCTTCTTGGGACTTAGGATTACTGACTCTGGCACAGTAGGTAATGATGGACTCAGCATCCGGTGTGATCCAGATAAGCTTAGTAGCAGGCATACGAAGGAGTGATTGGTAAGTAGTAGGAGTAAAAGAAGGGTAAGGGGAAGGTAATAGCTGCTGCTATTGCTGGTGTGGCTATAGTAATATAGTGAGCAACTATTGACTCACTTGTCTTTCCGAAGGTCTGCGACTCCCATCGCCCCCAAGAGGGGCTCCGGGACTCTTGCCCTCAACAAGTCTAGCAATAGTCGTCCGACTCACGCAATTACACTTACGGTGATCGGCTCCGCGTCAGTCCCCCTTCGGGGTCCTTCCTTGGTCTTCGGGGCGCCGCTATCGCGGCTTCCTCAGAGGTCCCCCTCTCCCCTTAACCCCTCTCCCCCTATAGGGGCAAGTACCCTTTTAGGGAATCCATGAATAAACCGTTGTGTCTACTGGGATTTCTGTGTCATTTGAAAAGGACTTTCCGGCGACCAGCATGTCGGTTGCGAGGGTGGGTTGGTCGATGAACATGGTGATCATGTTGTTCCACTCCTGACGCTTTTCTTGGATCAACGCTTCCTTAGAAGAGATGGCAAGGATGTCTTGAAAGTACTTGACGCCAAGGGCTAGAGCATCCACTCGGTCATCGTGCTTTACGGCTCCTTTTTCCCGACACATCCTGGTCAGCTGATACATCAGCATTCGAGGCAGTCTTTCTTCGGGGGCCATGTCGTTGTTGGACTGGTAGTCCCAGGTGATGAGACGCTGGTCAATGACAAGGCGGTGCTGGTTAAGGACTGGTTCCAGAGTGTCAATAATTCGGTCTTCTTTTCGTGTTGTGGCGCGTGTCTCCTCAAAGTTCATGCCAACCTTCATTTCAACGGCGTGCTTCTTTAGGAGTTCCATGATCGCACCGTCACCAAAGTTGGATTCGATCAGACACGTCTTTGACCCGAACTGCCGAGACCTACGCAGTATTTCTCTTAAGGTAACATCAGAGTATCCGTCTTGGGTCGCATAGATGTCCCTGATATAGATGAAGCCATTAATCTGTGACAGAATAATACTTACCGTTTCGTCCTTTCCTCGGCCTGAGGGGTCCACAGCAGTAATGGTCTCGTTCCACGGTATGAACTCACCCGTTGCCTTTGGTCGATGCCACCGGTCACCAGGAAGGGCAACAGCAGGTAGATCAAGTAGGGTCTCCTTGTCAGCACCCCATACCAGATCAGACGGACCACGAGCAGGGTCCAAAGATAGAACGGAGAAGTCCGACAACTTAAGGGGAAACTTGAGAGCGTCAGAGAGGCTCGTGTCAAGCATGAACTGGAGCATAAAGTTGCTCCGAGACATCGACTGTTCCCTTTCCAGAAGGTTGATCTCGGAGAAGCGGGTATCCGTTGGCTTCCAAGAAAGCTTGTCTAGTCCGTGCTCATCGATGTCCCCTTGAAGGTCTTCGGCAAGGATGTCTTCATAGCCAACCAGTGATTTTGGATACCGAGCAGGCCACACGAGCGGCTTATAATTTCTTTCCCGCAGCGTCCGGTAAATGGTAAACGTTGTCTGTGGAGTTCCCAAAAAGATGATACGACTGTCCTCCTTTGGGGTCAACACGGACTCACCCTCCGTCACGAGCTGAAGCAGCTTCTCTCGCATGAGGTCCGTAGCAGAGTTGCTTGGGACTTCAACGTCATCAAAGATGATCAAATCAGCACGAGAACCGGTAAGCTGGCCGGTGATACCAACCGACTTAACGGATGGTGACTGAGCAGGCCGACACCCACGCACATCGAAGGACACCCGGCTCCACCGTTGGTCATCGTCCTGTGGGGTCAGGTGGTTGAGCCAAGAGATCTCAATAAGGCATTTCTGACAGAAGATCGTAAAGTCATCGGCTCGCTGCTTGCTGGCCGACACCACCATGATCTTTTTGTCTCTGTCCCTAAACAGGATCCACAGGGTAAAGGCAGCAGCAATCCACGACTTACCAAGACCACGAAATGCTTGGATCTGGAGACGCTTCGGACCATCCTGAAGGTATCTAGCAATGGCAATCTGTGCTCTTGTTGGACGAGGCAGGTCTAGCGACTTCCATACAAGAGTCAAGAAGAGTGGAAAGCTGGCCCTCAGACGGTCCTCTAAGGCCGCTGTTTTATCGGTCATGATAGAATGTACCTAAACAATAGTAAAGGGGCCTTGGAGAAGCTCCTAGACCCCTGTGAGACTTACTTACGCTTGCGGCTCTTGCCAGCCTTACTGAGGGCGATGGCAATTGCTTGTTTCTGAGGACGACCCTCCTTGACCATCTTGCTGATGTTTTTAGAGACGGTCTTCTTTGAGGAACCTTTTGACAGTGGCATGATTAGCTACACTTCCAACGTTTGAGGGCTAGGGCTTTGCGGGTTGGTTTACCGCTTGCGGTTTTCATTGGACCTTTGACGCCGCTCATGCGGGCACAGAAGGACTTCTTGCGGGGACCACCCTGCGGCTGAGGGGCCTGTAGATTAGACCCCGTTGCCGCGTTGTACTTCGCTCTGCCTTTGGCGGTGAGGCCGCCCTTACGGGACTTCTCGCCTCTGCCAAGGGACAGGCTAGGATTTTTTTTGGTGGCCATCACTCGCCACGGAGCTTTGTATTATACTTCTTGCCGCGCCAGGTGAAGGTTTTTTTGCCAGCGCTGCGGGAAGCCTTAAAGGCGCTGTCAAACGAACCCTTGTCAAGACCACCTTGGGTCAGACGCTTGGGAACAGCAGGACCCTGAGGGTTGCCGGTGGGCTTGCCCTTCATGGTGGCGTCCGCAAGTTTGCGAGGAGCCAACACGGCAGCAGCGGCACCAACTGGGCCAGCCAGACGTGCAGCACTTGCCACATTACGGAGAGTACGAGCAGCCTTAAGAGCACCGCTCATCCGACCCATGGCTTGCTTAGCACCACGAGTTGCCTGAGCAGCCTTACGGATCTCTTGACCACGCTTGGCAGCAGCACGCACCTGACCGGAATCACCGATGGTACGTTGAGCCTTGGCCATGCTGCGGATACGCTCACCCCGAGGATTGGTTGGGGTTACAGTGGTGTTGCGACTGGCAACGGTGGACTTGCCTTGTGCCTGACGGCGGGCCTCAACGGCCTTGGCACGGATCTGACGCATGGCAGGACTGTTGCCGTTCGTGATGGCACGAGGCTGACGGCCAGAGGGCTTGCTAGCCCCACCACCTTGACCAGTCGTCACCTTTGCCGAACCAGGCGTGCCTTGACCAGAGGTGCTGACCTTGGCCTGACTAGCCGCCTGACGGTTGGCCCGTTGAGGGTTCTGACCCTTGGTCACGGGCTTATCGGTTTTCCGCTTACTGCGGTTGGAAGAGGAGGTAACTTTTGCCATTGTTATCAGGCGTTGATGGGACCAGAAGTCGTAGCCACGGTAACGGAGAAGCCGGAACCAGTACCACCAATGTTGGCAGCAGCTGCACTCAGCACTTCGCCAACGTCATAGCCAGTACCACCGCTGACGATGGTTACAACCGTCACGGCACCACCAGCAACGGTGATGTCAGCGGTAGCGCCCGTGCCGGTACCACCAGTAAGGGCAACAGCAGAATAGGTGCCGGTGGTGTAGAGGGTGCCGCCAACCAGGGTGTTGACGGTCAGGATCTTACCCTGAACGGTATCAACGCGGGTCACACGACCAGTCTTGTTTGCGTTGTTCGAGGAGGGAATACGATCGGTCCGACGAACAGTACGGATTGCGGTCTTACAGGCAGCAACGGTACCGTTAGCAGCAACAGTCGTGGCGAGGGTAGCGAAGGTAGCGGGAACGGTGGTCGTTGTAGTCACACCACCCGACACGTTAGCAGTGGTGTGCGTCCGGTTCTTGAGTTCGTCCTCGTCTTGACGACCAGGAGCCGTCGAGATGTTGCCGTAACTGGAACCGCCTGCGGGAAGAGTAGCCATTTGATTTACCTAAAAAAGAATTACGTTAGTACTAACCGGTAGTCCAGGACAGAACCCTGGAGAAGTTTTTGTGGTCAAAAGAGTCTTGACCAACCCACCACGACAACCAGTGGTTCGAACCTTTGGACTGGTTGCAATCTAGACAAGCGGGCACAACATTGTGGGTAGTGTCGTGCCCACCACGGGCTTTTGGATGGACATGATCGAGCGTTAGATTTTCAGATGAGCCACAATAGACACACTGGTTGTTCCAATGTTCCTTAATGGCTGTCCTCCACATACGCTTGGCTTCGGCTGCGGTCATGGCCTTAAGAAAGTAGAGGTATTCAGAAGGATCTTTGAGAGGCATGAGGCCTACTTCGGTGGTTTACTTCTTTTTGGGGAATCCTGCTTTCATCGCACTGTATGCCTTTGGAGACACCGTGCTCTTGCTCTTTGGACGGCTGGTTCCTGCCTTGCGACGCTTGTTGATATTAGCGTAGAGGCCGGGGGGCTTGGCGTTTCCTTTGTTCATTTTCGGGTACTTTTGCCGTTGTGACCGTTTCTGGCTCGGTTTTTGGATGGCGATTCAAGCACCATGCGGCCATCCTTTGTATGTGATAGATCGTGACCGCCCTTTCCGGCAAGGCCACGTCGTCTCCGCTCTGTCCACCGCTCTTCCGAAGCATTTTTAACGGTGGGTTTCTTATTCAGTTTGCGTTGATAAGCAGCCTTTTTAGCTGCTGCCTTTGGATTTGCCGCATAATACTTAGCGGACTTACTTTTTGCTTGCGCCATTGTTAAAATAAACGTACTGTTCAAGGCGCTCAAGGCGTTGATCTGCCTCACCTGCTCGGTGAACAAGCACATCAACGGACTTAGCAATGTTATGAAGCGTCAGCAGGTGCCATCCGAACAGTCCCAATGCTGCTGTAGCAATGATATTTCGGATAATCTCCTGGTGGTCCTCATCTGATGGCCCGTTCGACATCCTCCATCTCCAATTCGAGTGATTCAAAGAGAGAAGCAAGGGGACTTCCAGTCACCGGAAGGCCAGTGATGTTATTTTTGGACAACCAATCAGCTGCTGCCTTCAAATCTTGGGTTGTAGCAGTTCCGCTCTTGATGCGGACGATCAATTCTTCTGTAACAAGCCCATGAAGCTCGTTGAATTGATCTTCAGTGGCTCTCATTGTCATCAGTTTACCAGTTCAGTGATGAACAGAGTATCGCTAGAACCAGTTCCTTGAATGGCGGCAATGTTAGCACCAATTGGAACGGCCAAATTAATGCGTTCACCAGTCTTCAAGTAATGAGTAGAGCTTGAAGCAGTTTGAGCACCGACTCCAATCTGGTAATGACAATGATTACCACCAGTACAAAGAATGGAAACAAACCGACACGTTGAAGTCAGCGCCAAATTAACGCTGGTTGCTCCAAGAGTGATGGTGCGAGCGGTTCCGACTTCAAACGCGGTTGTTGTATCGCTGGTTAGAAAACTTCCAGCAACAGTTGTGCCATTAGTAGTAAGAGAAGCCATTTACTTATGCCCACGATCCAACAGAAGTGTTAGCACCAGCAGCACCGATTGGCCAAATTTCAAAATAACTTCCAGCATAGGTAGAATATGCTCCACCTGGGTTAGCAGAAAGTTGATATTGAGGAATAAATGTACCACCAGCATTTACACTTATAGTGCCTTGCAATAAATAACTAGCGGAAAATGTAGCTACCGTTATAGAACTAGATAGTGTTGCGTTTGTTGCAACTGTTATATGTGCCGTTACAACTGAACCGGTTCCTACTCCTGGCACAGCTGTGGTGCTACGAGTTTCAGCAGCTTTGTAAAAGATATTATTAAGAGTGGCAGTTCCTCCAAATGAAATTCCCAGTGTATGCGAAGTTGTACCAGCAGTTTTACTCAGTAAAAAATCTGACCTAAACGCATATACTGTACCAGCAACTAGTGTAATACCGGCATTAAAAACTGGTTGTGCTCCAGTTCCTGTTCCGCCTGTAAAATTGCTATTTAATCTATACAGCATTAAAGATGGTGATATGCTTCTACCAGATGTTGCACTGGGTGTAGTATAAATCACCTTGCCGTCGTATTCAACTGCTCCAGCCGATGCTGATGTTAGGTTGGTTCCAGATTGCAGTGTTAATGGCGATGCTGAAGTTGTGCCTGCTGCCAGCGTTAGGTTACTAGTTAATGTGCCGCCACTAAACGCACCACTATCATCAAATGTTCCCGTAAAGGGATTAAATGCGTATGCCATTAACTTAACTCTTAGTAACGCTTGTCAAATTACTACCGCTGTATGTTAATGTCAGCGTTGCCACAGTGGTTCCACCAGATCCACCAGTCTTATAAACTACTCCAGTCAAGTTACTGCCCGTATAGGTAAGAGACACATAATCATGCGTAGGAATTTCAAGACCAGTGACGGTTGGAATAGGATTAGTGGAGGCATTTGCAATTTCCACATAATCCAAAGAGTACCTACCCGAAGGTGGTGTGAGTACGGTCATTTGTTATTCTCCTCAATGAGGCGGATGAGTTTGCTAGGATAGGACGGATCGGTCGCGTAGCCTTCGCTTTGGAGCAACTGACAGCACTCCTTCCACGACGTAGCACGGTTGATGCCCTTGTAGCCCTTATAATCTTTGTACCACATGGCAATCAGGTGGTCGATACAAGCAGTAGGGCTAGGATAGTCCTTGAAGGTAGCAACGACGGTGGTCCAGCGACCATTTAGGAACTCTTTTGTTTCCTGATTTGTGCCTGGTGTGCCCTTGATGCCAAAGAAGTTGTTCTTGCCAGACGTGTGTTGACCCCAGCTGCTTTCCAGGGCCCACTGGGCTGCCACAACCTCAGGAAACTTGGCTCCACAGGCCTTAGCAACGGCCTTGACGCCCTTCCATGAGTTCTCAAAGGTAAGGGAAGCAGGGGCAATCTTGATTTCTTCGATGCGACGGAGGTCCATGAACCATGCCTCACCGCCGTGTGTCCACCGTGGAAGCCAATTCTTCCAGGTATAACTGACGCTTTTGCCGCCAAAGCCTCGATGAGGATAGCCTCCATTAAGATTGTCTAGTTCCCCGTAGGGGTCATGGAAGATGCCGTGGGTTTCGGTTGCTCCAATCAGCAGAATCCAGTGCCCACCACCACGAGGGGCAGAGGACGGACCGTGATGAAGGAAGCCAACAGGCACCGGAAGACCAGCACCGAGGCGATCATAGAGACCTTGGAGGCTGCCATTCTTGTAGAAGGTGGCCTTGACGTTGTAAGTAGCGGCTGCTTTGATCTGTGACTGTGGGTTCGTGGTGTCCCCATACTTGAGGACAGTTCTCAGGTAGTCATCATCAGCATTGACCCCCGACAAGGCGGAAGGCCATAGGTATTTGACACCCATGGCCATCGTGCTAGAAAAGCACATCCTATCTGCGTGGGCCGTGCGACTATCTGTTTGTGGGTAGTACTGGGCAACCGGCAGGAGGATGTTTGTCACCGGAGGGAATCCTTAAATTTGCGGATCTTGTCGTCCTCAGACCGAAGGGGCTTCAGTAGAGTGACGACTTTAAGAAAGACCTGAACAACGCTGTTGGAGCGATACTTGCTCAGTCCAATGACCTCGGATGCAATGAAGAGTCCGAAGAAAATGGCAGCTTCATAAGAAAGCTTAAGGCCGAAGATAGTAATCATTTGCCTTGTCCTCGTGATTGTTTACGAGAGTGATTTGGTAGGGAATGTTGCCCCTGCCCCTGTTTAGTCTTTTTCGGGGGGCCGGGGACGTGGGTCACCTTTGTTGTAGATTTAGGTTTGGCCACGGTTACAAATACTGTTGATAAATAGCAAGCAGTTCTTCATAAGATACTGCCGCTAAAATCTCCATTTCAACCTGATCACATCGTTGCCGGTACTGCTCTCTCTCTTGAAGAACATTATCAGGCAATGGTTTGCCGCTAGTAGGATCCGCAGCTCGGATCACTTGCCAGTCGGTTTTGACAAGAGTAGCAGCAAGGTTGGCCTTGTTGAGATACAAAAGGTCAGATCTAATCTGTTCAACTACATGAGGTTGACCGTTGGTTTCAAAAAATCGGTTCATAAGCTTATGTTATGAATTGGCAGAACGAGAAATTTCATACCAGTATGGAGTCCGATAGATGAGTGTCAAGGTGTCTCCTGCGGTAGACGTGAAGTTTGTGCCGCCAAGAAGGTAGGCGTTGCTGCGGTTTATTGTTGTGTTTGAGTCGTTAAAGACGCAAGTGACAACTTGACCGTCTATTGCGTTGCTTAAGTTTGTAATAATAGTTGATGAACTATTGTTAAACCATAGGGAGTTTAGCCCTCTAACAGAGGGAGATGTATCCCCATTGGCCGCAGTACCCAATGACGCAGTGACGAGTCCTCTTGGTGTTTGACGAAGGCTGTCAATGACATTGCCAAATGCAACAACGTTCGAGTACCCAGTAGCGCCAGACACCTCGGTAGCGCCAGCAACAAGTGAGTTTCCGATAAGAGTGACACTTCTAGAGGCAATGTTGCTTACAAAGTTATACGCTGAAGCGAGTTGAACCGTGGTAACACCAGAAATGAGTACATCGGCTGCAGCCCAATTCAATCGGAATATCTGACTTGTTGTGCTAGTGCCTGAAATATACCCACCATACACATTGATTCCACGAGCATCCGTAGTTCCAGACCCGGAAACCTCTAAAAATGCTGCTGAACCCCCGTTGCGTTCCATGTGAAGGCCATGGAAAGTTGCTCCTCTGCATTGTTTAATTTCGATAGCTGCAGCAGGTTCATCAGTAAAAGTACTAATACTGCCACCAAACCATTCAAAATCAACAATATCCATAGAACCAGACATTCCAAGAACAAGGCGGCATTGTAGAAGCTGCGCATTAAACATTCTGCAGTCCTGTGCTCTGTCAGCCAAAACACCTACCTGGCCCACGCCATTGCCAAAGATATTGATGTCGCGCAGGATTGCATGATCACATCTGCCTGGATTAGCTGCTGCGATGCCCAGAATAATTGCAGCTGTGGACGGAAACACGGTTGGGCGCATACAGACTTCCTGGATAAGAAAGCCGTCAGTAACACCAACACGAATAAAAGATGTGCAAGTGCCCGTATTTTCAAAGTCAAGCGAGCGAACGCTGCTATTTCGGCAGTCCGCGCCTACGTCAACAGCGATAGACGCCCCTCCAATCCACTTAAGGACAGTCGGTGCATTATTTTGACCAGCCAGGCTGCTTCCTGACCCAATAAGCGAAATACCTTTGTTTGCCCCAGAAAGTGATAGCGTATTAGCAAAACAGTAGATTCCTGGAGGGAAAAAAACAACTCCACCTCTATTTGTAAGCGTTGCAGCAATAGCCGCCTGAATGGCCGCCGTATCATCCGCCACACCGTTTCCAACGGCCCCAAAGTCCTTAACGGATACAACATCCCTGAGCTTATTCTCAACGGTCCTCTGGACACCTCCAGCCCCCGAAGGGGTGAAGGCGCCGAGGTCGGAGATGTTTCGTGTTTTAGTCATTAGACTTCCTCCGTAACCGGAGGCATTACGTTACTAATGAGACTGCTCTGGTAAGTCGCAATCACATTTGGCGTCCACAAAGCAGCAGCCACTGCCTGTAGTTCTGGACAATCAGAACTTACATCATCTCCAGGAACACGGACATGACGGTGATAGGTGCGCCCAACTTCAACGCCGTCCTTTTCAATGATGTCAGCACGACGGCATTGAATGACAGAATGCGGTGGTGTAATTTCAAGTTTGTACTCTTGACGTTCAATAAAAGTAGCCATTAGGATCATCCTCCAGATGAAACAGGTTTTAAGCTAAGTTGCGGGCTTGTAAATTCAATTAAATAAAGTTTATACTTTATAAACAATACTGAAATAAATACGACCGGATGTAAAAGTATTATTTACAAAATCGCCATTTTTAGTAAGAACTAATGTTGTACCGCCTGTGCCTAAGTAGCAACTGTCACCACCTCCTGAAACCATGTCAAAATAACTAACTGGTCCTGAAGCGGAGAAAGAGGTAAGAGTTTTTGCTGCAAAAGGGATGCCAGTTATAAAACATAATCCGCCCCCACTTGAGCTAACTGATGAAACAAAAAGAGAACCGTTAATGGTAACTGTATCACCAACTTTTGTATAAACGCCAACCCGATCACCATACACAAAAGTAGGAGCAGTCTCTCTAGTAAATCCAGGTGTCCAAGTACCTTCCTCGTAATCGTCTAATGTGTTGGCATCAGCCGATGAGTATTGAGTAACCGGAAAAGCAATACCTTGTTGTGGATAGCCTGTGCGATAGTAATGATCAGCATAAGCTCCAGGCGTTGTACCACTTATAAAATCAATTCTGTTACCAGCCGGTGAATTTATTTTGGATCTAGGATTAGACGTAATTGTTCCATCGCCTAGTTGCAATTCATTTGTTCTGGTTTGAATGTCAAAGTAACCAGTTGTCATGTAGCATTGAAACGCACCAACGCTTGCGTTGTTTGTTACACCACCAAGAATGTTATGTCGATGGACTCCATAAAAACCAGACGTGGAAGTTGTTGCGCCTAGTTCTGCTGTTAGCGTGGAAATGGACAAACCTTCCACATAAACGCCAAAAAGATTGGCAACAGCGGCAATCCCAGATGCCCGACCAAGTTTAATAATATGAGTAGCAGATGCTTGGTTGACATCCATGACTCCGCCAAAGAAATCCCAGGTACCGGATTCGATGTCTACGCATTTAACTTCTGCATTAAAATGACAGCCGCTAAAGCTATTGCCTCCACCATCGCTTTGCAAGTATGCTGCTATGTTGCCACCAAACCAGCATTGGCTAAAGGTTACATAATAACATTCATTGGTAGTCGCAAGAGCAGTATCCATTGCAGTAACGACAACGTTTCTGACATTGGAATAACCAACACCACGCATATTCAGGCCGATGCTTCCAGTCAAGCGAGAGCTATTGTTAATGACTAGATCACTAATTTCCCAGCCAACTAGCCTACTGCCATATGTTGGGTTTTCTCCGTAGGGGCCACGCAGGAAGGACTTGTTTGTGAGACTACCTTTAATAATTGAGCTTCTAGCTCCGGCTCCTCTAAGGCAAGTGTAGTCACGCAGTACCAACGATGATGAAATTAAATACTGTCCAGATGGGAAATAGACAGCAGGTTGTCCGGTCAGAGCAATAGGAATGGCTTGCGTATAGGCATAATCAATAGCTGCTTGAATAGCAGCCGTGTCATCAACCACGCCATTGCCTACAGCGCCGAAGTCCTTGACGCTGACAACTTCCTTTAACTTACTGTCAACAGTCCTAGTAATAGCCCCAGAACCTGTCTGTGTCCAATAAATACCACCGGCTTGATCCGTAGTAGTGCCATTAGCGTTATTAACGCAATGAACATCTACTACATCTCCAACTTCAAGAGCTACAGCAAAGGTAACCGTAGTACCATTATCTGCTGTGTAATCGACGTTACGTTGCTGAAGAACACCATTAATAAAAACCGTTTCTCTGCTGGCAGAGTAAGCAAGTGTTCCGCCATACTCACCGGCACCCGAAAAGACGGTTTGATCAGCAGTAGCCGTTTGTCTCCACCTTGTAACTCCAGGCACAGTCAATTGGCCATAACGATCATCAACATATTTCTTGGTGGCACTATCAGCATCCAAAGTAGGAGTGCCCACATTGATAATCTTGAATCCACCCATGTTGAGAATACCAAGCATGGTATCTCCAAACTTACTCAGAGCCCTAAACGCAATCTCTTGGACAGAGTAAAGAGTCTGTGAGAAGTTAGCATTCAAATCCTGAGCCTTGATGGCAGATCCAGGAAAGATGGTGGCCTTGGTTTCTTCATTATCGGTGTCCCGATAGATCCGAATCGATGCCCCAGCGCCAGGAGCCGCAAGGAACTGAATTGAAGTGTCAGTAGCAAAGATATAGTTGGTGACAATGGTTCCATTAACCGAAACCTTGACATCCGACCTATCCAAATAAGGAAAAGACAGGGAATAGAGTACAGTGACTCCATCCCCCGTATAAGTGTTTTGAACGACAGCCATTGTCAATTAGGGTAATTGGTCAAATCGGTTACTTGATCATAGACACCACGCCGGAACTTGACCTTCTCCTGACGTGCCTCACGGACCATCTCTGCAAAGCCTGGGTCCTTACGTTCCATGGAACGGAATGCGGAGTCTTTGGATTGATTGATGATGCGTTGAACAGCCTCATAGTGGCGAGGACGGTTGGATTCCGAAGAGAATGACAGCCCACGGGCCTTCCAATCACTGAGGCTTTCCTTAAACCAATCCTGCGACATAAGACGCTCCAGACGGCTACGAACGCCGTTGCGATACATTTCTTGAGAAAGCATCCGACGCTGTTCACCGGTCAGTTCTACGCCCATAGGGCCGGTCTTGATGACATCCTTCATTTCGTAGTTAATGTCTACGAGCATGTCCTTTACCTTATCCTCACCCATCTTTGCATACCTGATGGGGCTGATGGCATTGTAAAGACCACCGGCAGAGGATTCAACCTCTTCACCAGTAAGGAAATCAACCTTTGTTGGACCGAGCAGTTTATAGCCTGGCAGCGCTGCGTTAAGAGCACGCTTGAGTTCTCCATCCACTTCCTTCATGTAAGGATCGATGGCATTAGCAAGCATCCTCCTAGCACCAGCATAGGGCAGGAAGTTGTTGGCAGTGTTAAGGATTCCCTTAGTTACTCCATCAGCAGTCATGTTGCGTGGATCAAGCATCTCCGACAGGCCAGCAAGGCCAGCAAGATAACTCTTCTCCGTAACAGCAGCAGCAATGGCAAAGGCAACCTGACCAGCAGCACGCTCAGCAGCATCAGCAGCCCCCATGTTAGCCAACATCGCAATGTCAGCAACAGAAGCCATGATTGTGGCGAGAGGTTCGATGGGTTGGTAAGAGATCCAGTTATCACCAACCTTGAGGGACATTGGGCGATAACCACGATTCAACCAGATTGCCCGTTCCTCAGCATCCACAGGACCGTTTCCGGTAACAAGACCATTCAGAGCAGCCATGCCAACCAGGCCAACAGTCATGGTTCCAATAGCTTCTCGTCCCTTAAGTTCCGCAATCAGCAGTTCATCACCGGCTCGAACGGCTTCCTTGTATTGAGTAAGGAACCTAGCCAGACCAGGCGTATGCTGACCAGCATAAGCAAGGATGTTTGCTGGGGTACGAATAAAGGGAACGAAGATACGGCCAACACCAAGGGGAATAGAGTTCAGAGCATTAGCAATGCTGTTGGTGACTCCACCCGGATCTTGTTGGAAGGTAGCACGCTCTGCGTAGTCAAGCAGAGTCGGATCAAGAATGCGTCCAGTTGTCGGATCAATCTTCCTAGAAAACTCTTGGAGGTAGTTCTGAAAGAGACCGTCAACGTCGTTGGCACTCTTAGAGTCCGACATAGCCTTAAACATGGCATCGGTCTGAACCTTTTGCCGTGCGTTAAGGGTCTTAAAGAAGTCATCAGCACCAACCATCATCCGACTGGGCAGACTAATGATTGGGTTATGAGTAAAGCGATACAGGGCCTCAACGAAGCCCGCAGCACGTTCCTCAGCAGTTCCAGGCTGAGCAGCCATCTTAAGACGTTCAATACCAGCAAGGGCTTGAGCATCCTCAATGACAAACTTAGCATTCAGGTTAACAGAATCTCCAGTTCGCATGGAGGTCAATCCAACCTGCCATGCTTCCGATACGCTGCTGTAGATGGCATGATAGCCAGCCATTGCTGAGCGACGGAGACTCTCATTGTTATTAAGTGTGCCCTGAAGTAGGATCGACGTGGGCCGCTCCACAAGGGCATAGGTGTTGCCAATGACGTTACGCAGGTGCGTGATGGGACCGGACAGAATGGAGTTATACATCCCACTCATCAGCTCATCTACACCAAGTTTGGCAGCAATATAAGTAAAGTTGACGGCCTTGGTAGGATTACCACCAGCAAGAGCCATTGCCCTTACCAGTTTCTCCAGTTGTTCCTGGGCATCAGGATCACCAATCCGCTTAAGTTCCTTGACCTTGGCAGCCCATTCTCTGGCCTGACGCATGGTAAGCTCAACGCTATCATCGGCAGCATCTGCCCGAACGTTGATACCACTCATCAGGTCCAACCCAAAGGCTTGAAGACCTCCGCCATGGAACACAGCAGCTTGTTTATGTAGGCCCAGCATTGTCACAAGCCGATCAACCATTCGATCGAACTGGTTGCCACCAGCAAGACGTGCCTCAAGGGCCTTGTCTGCGTTAAGTGCAAGATCGAAGATTTGGTTGCTGGTATCGGTAATCAGTGCCTTGAGGGCAACGACACCTTCTCTGGTAAGCATATCACCAGAAGTACCATCGGTAGCACCACGCACTTCCATCATGGCTCCTGACTTCTTCAGAAGATCCGTGATATTATCAGTGGGTTCATTCCAGGTACGGGTAGCATCTCGCACATCTTGAACGATCCTAGCAGCATCACTAACAATGCTATCGGTGGAACGTCCAAGGCTCTTGGCAAGATTCTGAAGATCAGTACGACGAGTAGTCTGACGCACATACTGCTCCACCTCATCGTCCAAATTCAGGATACGATAGGCAGCATCAGTAAGGATATGATCAGAACCACCGTGAGCGGAGATGTTGGTTCGGAAGCTTGAAGGGGCATCAGGAACCCGAGCAGAGTTTGGAATGGGACCATTCTCTACCTCAAGCTGCTGTTTAACAACTTGATTGACATCAACCTCTTCCTTGTAGGCAGAGCGTTCGTGGGGCATCAAACCCGGATCATCCGGATCATAGCCACGAATGATCTCATCGTCCAGCTGTGCCTGACTCAGGCGAATATCTTCAAGGTCTCTGACAACGCTTTGAAGTTGTGGATCCTCATCGGTCAAACCAGCATTACGCATGGTCTGTTCCTGTTCCAGCAGCTTCTGTTCCTTGTCCAGAAGACTATTAATTTCCTTCTGCTGAGCATCCGACCACCGAGTTCCCTCTTGACGGATGGTACGAACGTTGTTCTTATCAGCAGCAGCCTTGGCCTCCTCTGTTGCCTTGAGACCTTCGGCTATTGCTTGATCCTTTGTTTTGCCCTGCTTAAGAGCGCTCTGAGCGGCCCTACGGCCTGCCAGCATCCAAACGAGGGAATCAACCGCAGCACCAGCAACACCACCCTCCAGGACCGTTTTAAGGCGTGCCTGCCAAGGATTATCAGCCTTGTCGGTTGCCAGAGCAAACATAAAGGAGTCCCGATACTGCTCCGGAACCATATTCTGAACAAGGTTGCTTAGGTTACCATCGTTTGGTTTGGCCAACATAAAGTCTGCCACAGCACCAGGAACGATGCCAGCAGCAATGGCTCCTTTGAGGCCAACGCCTTTTGTACCAAGTTTGATGGCTGCCGATGGAAGAACCCTTGCCGCAGCCGACATACCGGTTGCAAAGGTAAGAACACCTTCAGCAAACTTACCAACCGGAGTCTTAGGACCCTCAACCTTAAAGTCATAAACGGCTTGAACGTACCGCTTATCGAATGGATTCTTTGTAGGATCCTTTTGAAGGGGACTGACTACTGTATCCTTGACCAGTTCACCAGTATTGAGAACACCTTCAATTAAATTAACGGGTGCTTTAACAACTGCACGGCTTGCTTCCCTGAATGCTTTTTCTTGGGGAACAGCCTGTTCTTGTGCTGCTGCTGCCTGTTGATAAATGTTAATCCCTTCCTTGACTCCAGGCAGCTGTTGAACAGCATCAAAGACGGGCTGAAGTGGATTACGAGTACGAGCGGACTCTTCTTGTTGCTTTTTCTTAAGCTCCTGAGCTTGGCGTTGCTGTTGTTGCTGACGCCTCCGCTCCTCTTCATCTTTTTTGTTGCGTTCCAGAGGATCTTCGACACCCTGGCGTTGGCTGCTGCCAAACTCTCTCCAACTGCTAGTCATCGTTGATGATATGGTCCCCGCAGGGATAAGGGTTGATAGTTGATACAAGAAAAGGGGCCAACGCATTGACCCCTCACCAAATGTGTTTCTTGTTTACCGGACACCAAGACGAGCAAGAGCGCGTTTTGCTTCCGGAAGATATTGACGGTACGCACCGGTACGGTAGACCGTCCAGGCTCCAAGTCCTTGTGATTCAAAGACACGCTTTGCTGCTCGAACATTGGTTGCCGGATCCCAAAGATCTTCATCACGCTTGAGACCAAATTGCCGCCTGCGTTGGTTACCAAGCTCATCAATCATGTTAATCTGCCAGAGACCATAGGAATTGTCTCCGGTAGACCGATTTGGGTTGTGAGCATTAGACCTACCACCCGATTCAGCAAGAGCAATGGCTGCCATGATTGGCGCAGTGTTCTTATTAAATCCGGAATCGATTGCAAGGCGAACAAGTTCATCAGGCCCCAATTGACCACCAGGAGTTGATCCAGGGGCAGGGCCTCCATTTTTACTGGTTTCGAGCGTAACTTGACGTTGGCGGGCATTATTGATGTCATTCCAGGCTCTGATTCGTTGAGAGGCAGAGGCATTTGGATTGACCAGGATGGCAGCAGCAGCAGGGGCAAGAGCCCGACGCTGTTGAGCAGCCTGAGCCGCTTGGGACTGTGATAGTTGTGTAAAGGGAATACCATAAGCTTGAGATTGATCTCTCAAGAACGTGTCCCAACTCTTTCCAGTCGCAGTCATAAGAGCGCGTACCCGAGGAGTGGGTTGCTGTCCATTCAGGAAGTTCTGAGTGTTCTGAGCAAGTTCTTGAGAGCTGATCAACCAGTCCGTCTTAGATACGGGTCGAGACGACTGTACCTGAGCAGGAGTGGCGGTGCTGAAGTCCCTGGTTTGCCTTCCAGTAACTGGATTGAGAAACCTTTGGACCCTGGGATTATTGGACAGGGGGGCCTTGGGCACTACTCTACCATCCTGAATGACAGGGGTAAAGCGGGGCTGTTTGATCAGAGCATCTGCTCTTGTACGCAGGAAGTCGCGGACCTCCGCAGGAGAGGTTTGTGGATTTTGCTCAATGAATGTTTGGGCCAACTCAGACAATTCGTCTGACATCTGACCCTCAAGTAGGGCTGCCGCAGATCCAGCATCGGTAGCATTGATGCCTTGAACTGCTAATGTATCCGCATAGACTCCGCGAACAAGACGTTTAATTTCTGGTTCCAGAGCCTTTGTCTTGGCAACAGCAGCAGAACTGGGAACTCGATTCTTAAGATCGTTTGCTTCGCTGGCAGTAATACGACCAAGCCGTACTAGTTCATTGATACTAGATTCGCTTGGATACCTACCAGAAGCAATGTCTCTGGCAAGATCCGCAGCAAGGAAGGGGTTATAGTTTTCCCCTTGTTGAATCATGTTAGTAAGGGCATCCACGGCCTTCTTACTTCCAGCAGAAGCCAAACCACGAAGTTGATCGGTGGTCTGTGCCCAGCTGGTTTGAATCTGTGAAGGGTTTACGTTTGGCTGAGTGAGAAGCAGTTGGTGGGCGGACAATAGATCATCCACCATATCATCCTGCTCCTTCTCCTTCTTGCCTTGAATGTAATCATTATACTGCTCAACATTACGAGCAGCTGCTTCAAACAAGGGACGGAACCGATCACCCACTCGTGGACCGTTTGGTTGATCAGCAATGAGTGGTGTGTTAGCCAGAGCTTCTAGTAGATCTGTTCTACCAAGAGCCTTAGCATGTTCAATAAAGGATTCAACAACCGCTTGATTGGCTTCTCCACGGCTCAATCTACCACCGATTTGAAGATCTCTGGTGGCTGTTTGCCAGAAGGTTTGAATCAAACGTGGATCATTGGCATCAAGGGTAAGAACCTCAGCACCAATAAATTCACTGACCTGTTCAATCTCTTCCTGTTGAAGTGCCTTACGAGCAGAAGCCAGACGATTACTGACCAGCCCCTGCTTCACACCAAGCATGGTAGGGGTAAGATGCTCAGCAATGATGACAGGATTGACTCGGGAAATGCCTGCTTGATCGATGAACATCTGCTGTCCAACAGCAAACGATGCCATGATCTCGGCGGGAGTTTTAGCATCCCTCGGAGCAATCAACTTCGTAGAACCATCTGGATTGGTGATGGGAACAACTGGCTTATCGCTTTCCATGAACTCAGACATGATCGTCTGACTGGAAGCAGCAGCAAGTTTAGCACGTCCAACGGCTTGACCATAAGCCCTCCACCCATTGATAGCAGGACTATCAGCACGAGCCTGTTCTGCTACGGCAGGAGATATTTGAGCAACCGTGTCACTAAGAGCAGCATCCTGAGAAGCCTTGTTTGCAAGAGCAGTTTCAGCAGACTTGAAATTATCGTATGCCTCAGGTTTGATGGTAAGATCACCATTCAGAACCTCAGCCATGCCAAGCTTCATTTCTGATTCGTTGCGCTTCTCTGCTTCTTTAAACAGAAAGTCACTCAGAGTATTGGAGAACTGTGACAGCGCCTCTACATTCAAAGCAGAGTTACGAAGCATGACCCTGCCAGCCTCGGCATACTGTTCGATCTGCCGTTCCTGCTGATTGAGGATCTGCCGTGATGGATCGAACGCCTGAACTGGATTAAAGCCTACTCCGGACTGTGGACCTCGGATCGCAACCCTAGGCCCCTGTGATTGATAGATTTGTGCCATTGTTACTTCTCACCCTTTGGAGCTTTAAGACTTGTATAGGCACTGTATCCACTCAACCCACCCTGAGCAACACCAGTTATTAATCCAATAGGCGATGGCCCTGGCACTGGAATCGGAGCACTGGGTTTAAGCATCTGGTTAGAAGCAACCACGTTATTCTGACTCTGTGCTTCATTAAAGACAGCTTGAGTGTTATTATAGAAGTCATTCTCTGTCCACGCCAAGTTAACACCAAGGGTAGCCAGATCTCTTCCATACTGCCTCTCCGCATCCGACATCAATAGGCCAACGGATTGACCAGTACGACCCGAAGCCAAGATCGTGCCTTGGGTTTGAAGGGACGAGGTGAGCAATGTTTGTTGTTCAGTGATGGCCTTCTGATACTCCGCACGCAGTTTATTCTGCTCAGACACATAAGCCCGATTGGCGGATTCAGCATTCAATCGATACTGTTCTTTGGTAGCAACAACAGAACGTTCGTATGCTTGAACTTCAGCTTGATACCGCTGTTGATTGACAGAGTTTTGATAGGCAACTTCCTGTTGTTGTTGCGAGTAGGCCGCAATAGATCCAACAACTGAAGTAAGGCCGGTAATAATACCGACTACAAGTGGGGCGCACATGGCATTAACTTAGCAAATTCAACATAGGTTAAAGATTTTGGGCCAACACTAACATAAGCCAACCGTTTGAAACCAAGCAGATGAAGAAGTTTCATATGCATTCGGTTCCTTGGATCGGCTACGTTGTGAAGTAATGGATAGGAGGTCTGACGATCGACCCACTGTTTAGCCTCCTTTAAGAATAGTTTGGGGTACTGGCGGACATAGGGTGTGGTTAACATCCAGATGGCTCCGCTATGGGCATCGGTTCTGGATACCCCAGCAGCCCCGCAAATCATGCCGTCTGGATTCCAGAAGCAGATTGGATCATCGGACACCTCAACGGAAAGGCGAAGGGCCAGGCGCATGTCTGCAAATCCTAGCCCCTCAAGCTCCTGCTTGTCCTCAGGTTGGAGATTGTCGGCCACCCATTGAACATCGTAGGGTCGGGCCTTGTCAATGAGTTTGGTACAAATTCCCATTTAGATGGAGCGGATGCCTTTGTTATTATAGGTGCCTTCCCAGACAATGGAGGTCAGGGCCGATGGGAATGGGGAAGAAGCCTGAAGATTTACTTCCACTTCTGTTCCCTTTGCCATGATCGGAATCTTGTTTTGAGCATTCCGAAGAACAGGAAGGGTGTTTGCTGGATACAAGTTTGCAGGAATCTGGGAAACGTTCACGATAAATGGATCTCTACCAAGAGAAGACACCGTAACCTCAAACGGTCCAGAATCATAGCTGTCAATCGACAGGCGATTCACTCGTGGTACATTGAGTGTATCCTTGCGATCATCCCGTATTACATAGAACGCAGGAAGAACCGCAGAGGATAGATACTGATACCCAAGAGCAAATCGTTTGCTGGTTTGATCACCTTCAATCTCAACGTAATACTTCTGTCCAACAGCGGCAGCGGCATCATACTGTTGATTGAGATACTGAACCACACCAGGCTCTAAAGGATCCAAACTAACCAAACAGGGTTGCAGTGTAGAGTCTTCGGTAGCATCCTTAAAGCAGATCCTGGTCATATCAGAACCAGCATGATACACAGTGGTTGGATTGTAGGTATAGCAATCCAGACGAAGATCAATGAACTTGTTGTCGTAGAACAAAGCACCACCTGGGCTATCGGTCAATAGATTAACATGGCCGAGAACCTTGTTTCCAGTAGCGGTTGTGTACACAACGAACAATCGATCATGCTCAAACTCAAAGACATCAATATCACCAGGCAGGGTCCATTTGAACCACGCAGCCATTTGACGCTCACTGCCACTGTTAAAGAACCTAAAGAGGTAGAGCGTGTTTGGATCACGTCGGCTGCGTAGACCAAAGGTAGATGCCGAAGAGGTAGCCTTTAGTTCAGCAAGGTCTGCTGGAAGATAAGAGGGAATGATTCTCGTAAGTTCAGCAACTTGAACCTTGCCAATACCTTGATCAGGAATTAAAATCTCAAATACACCAGTTGAGGTGACGCCTTGTTCGGTCATAATAACCGAAGAGCCAATATCAACCGGAGCTATCTTTGGATCTTGATTGTACGCACCAATTAGGTTAATCTCTGCTGTAGAAGCTGAGAAGGCATCCGTTGTGGTTTCTAGAATGTATTGAGCATTATCCGCAAACAATGCCAATCCGCGTGCCATCTGGATAGCATAACGGATTTCAATCGGTTTCAAGGAACCACAGGAAATATCAATAGGATCACTGTCAACAGAAGTAATAACTGTTGAAGCATAGAAGTCGAAGTAGCTTCCAGCCTGTGAGCAGATGACATTCTCTCCCGCCATCAAGACAAGTCGATTCTTAAAGAATGACATGCCCGTCAGATTTCTACTGACAAAGGTTGGAGGTGGGTTTGTTTCAGCATCACCAACATTACGATTCTGCCACCAATTATCTGCCCAACTATCAATCGCTTGAGTAACAGTTGCTACGGTATTGATGGTGAATGTATCACCTTGATCACTTGTGACTACATTGCTTGCCGTATATCCACGACCTGCTCTACTGATTTCAATTCCGTTGATGCGACCAGGAAACTCAGCATCAGTTGTAACACCTGCCCGTTGGGTAAGGACTGCTCCAGCTGCTGTAGTAACAGTGGTATACGATCCAAACTTTGAGATGGTGAGGTTGTTGATCTGAATTGAACTATCGGTCGAGGTAATTCTTTGAACCTGATTATTGAGGTACCATGTTACGGTAACCGAGTTATCGGCAAACACCGACTTCTCAATAAAGTTAACAGACGCGCCAGAATAGGCATAGTTTGTAATGACATTGTCAGTACGGATGTCTGTTACCCGCAGACGTAGGTTCAAGCCACTGCCACCATAAACTGGAAAGCTTTGCCCAATTGAATAGCGTCCGCTTGTAGAAGTTGTAATACTTACTGCTGTAGGGACACCAGTCACACTAGCAGTAGGAGTAATACTGGCTGCTTCGGTTTGACCAAGTTGACGATAGGTAAAGGTGCCATTAGCCTCCCTGATGATGGCATGAGGCATTGTAGATGGATTCAATCCAAGCTTAACACTAGGACCAATCGTTTCTTCCCACACACCTGCTCCACTGGCACTACCATCGCTCGTCTTGAATTTGACGTAGTAGTCATCACCAGTAGACTCAGCAGATGCTAAGACTTGGACAACCTTATCATTTAGAAACTGACGCGGCAGTTCAGCAATGGAGCTAACAGCACCTTTATATGCTTCAATCGCATTACCAGTTTGACCACCAGAAGCCTTGATAGCAAAGTCTGTGCTTGTATTTTTTACGATGTGGATTGCATTTCCTACGGCTGTGGCAGTCCACACACCACCAGCATTGATTGCAGTAACAAGGTTTCCTGTAATATCAGATAGGTTGAGTGCTGTTGCTGATGTTGCAGGTGTACTGTAGCTGTACGTTGTTGCATCCAGAATAACTGAATACGTCGTGTTATAAGCAACAGAATTGACAACCGCAAAACCAAAAGGAACAAGAGCTGCGGAAGTGGTTGCCTGCTCTTGAACAATAACCTTTCTATTCAGAACAAAGGTGTAATCATTAATCTGAAGAACAGAAAGATCGGTAGAAGATGTATGGGTTGCGTATGTGGTAGCAGATGCTGCTGGAGTGTTTACTGTCTGCTGTACTCCACTTTCAGCATCCCAAATACGCAGCGTACCATTCTTTCCAAACTCAATGATGTAACGTTCTTCCTCATCTCGGAAGGTTACAAACCACGTTCCATCAGCAATAGCATTGCTTAATTTGCCAATGCCTTTAATGCCGGGACGTTTTGCAAGGCCAAAGGTAGGATCAGGATAATAGTTGATACATTCACGCAGCTGGTTAGTGAGCTTGAGTGAATCAGGCTGCTGCGAGACCCCACCAACAAGGTTAGGGATTTTCTGTGAAATAGCAGCCATCAGCGAGCAATGGTACGGAATGGGGTGTAGGACACATAGAAGTTCTGTCCTGTTTCAAGACCAAAGATGTTAACCTCTGATGTATTGGTATCATAGGCCAAGCAGTTGGCACGCAGGATGCCTTCGTCTTGAGCATTGAAGTTTACCATCTCGGTAGAGCCAAGGGCCCGACCGGCAAAGACTCGTGCTGCTCGTTGGGTGACGTAGTCCTTGAAGACCTGAGGCAGATCCTCAAAGTCAAACAACCATACCACATCACACTTGATGGGGGAACCAGTGGGGAAGGTGTAGGTGTGATTCACCTTGTCATAGAGCTTCCCACTTCTAAGTACGGTCTGGTACTTTTGAACGTTGGAGGTTTTATTGTCGGAGATGGACAGAACGTTCTGTGGGATGAGAATCTCTCCATTGATGTCTGGCATAAACGGATAGTTGATTTCCGTATTGAAGTGCCAGCCTTCTCCTTGAATTTCACGATTAACGGAATCCAGAATTTCCAGGGCAAGAGCCAGTTCTGGATTAGCAACATCTAGGCTGACCACTGGAGCCTGCCCGATGCCACTCAACATTTGGTTAATGGCTTGAAGTCTTGTTGTCATTTCAATCCTTTAATACAGGCAGGTAAAAAAAAGGAGGCCCCCGTAGAGACCTCCTAATCTATTCCTAATAATCTCCAAATTAGGAGTTATCAGACGTTGCGGAAAGCACCGGCACAGGACACACGAACGGCGCCAGCACCGTAAGCCAGACGGCCCACGATCACGTCGCCTTGGTAGATGACCTTGGTGTCAGCACCAGTGGTTTGAACCGAAGGACCGATCGCCTCGACAACGCCAGCAGCGTCACGATGGAAGATCAGACCACAGCTGTTGGTGAAGTTCGAAGCAATACCGTAGTTGTTGTTCTCACCGGTCACAGCAGCTGCGTCGATGTTGGCGCCAGAAGCCGAACCATACTTACCCAGGAAGGGGATGTTGTTCGACTTGTAGATGCGGATACCAGCGATCTCATAGAGACCTTCGCCGCTGTTCAGGTTACCCTGGGTGTTACCGTATTCACGGTTCAGGATATTGGTGTCAACCTGGCTGATCAGGGCATAGTACTGACGGGGGCTCAGTACGGCCACACGACCATCCTTAGGAGCAGCGATCTCGTCCAGACGGGCAGCAGCTTCGAAGAAGCCATCAACCAGAGCCTGAGCATCATACTCCTTGGAAGCACCCAGGTTAACCTGGAAGCCACCGGGTTCGCCGGTCACAGCAGCGGTCAGGCCCGAAGCACGGTCCAGAACGCGGAAGATACGACGGTCATAGAACTCAGCCAGAGCCTGGCCGATCTGACGGGCGATGGGGCCACGGATGTCATACTGGGCCAGGGTCTCGTCGAGGTTATCAACGAACGCCGAGGCGACCAGCAGGTCATCCATTGCGATGGTGGTCTCAGCAGCCGGAGGGTTGCCGGAACCCAGGATGGCGTTACCAGGGGTGTGGTAGCCAGCCTGAATACGACCGGTATGAATGAATTGAGCTTCCTTACCGCCACGCAGGGTGCGGTTCATCACCAGGCCCTTAGCGATGGTGGAGTTGCGGAAAGCTTCGTACACTTCGCCCGTAAAGAGCTTCAGATAGAGGGCTTTCTTGTCACCGGCCTTATTAACCTGGCCGAGTTGAGTTACTGTTGCAGTCATTGTTTTAAGGAAAGAGAAGGTTTATCAGCTTTCCAAGTACTTGGGTTTTATCCGGATTCGAAGTATTCAGTTTTTGGGTAATACGTCCGTTGTATTGGGTGTCTGCCGCAGCAGGCCAATACTCCAGTCATGACTGGGTTTTTAACGAGGTTATCCCATCCTCAAGGGCGCCAGTGGGATTTGAACCCACATACTCACCAAACGGGTGAGATCTTACCATTAGATCATGGTGCCAGCGACCCCTCTGTTTGTGCTTCCAATGGATAGGCATGAGGGGTGTTTTATTTAGTTGTCCGCGCCGAAGGGGCAGCGGGACGGTTCACCATCCACCGGGGAATCCAATCCGGTGTACATTCGCCGTTTTAATGCCACGGACGCGGGCAGTCAATTAGATCAGATCGCCGGAAGCAGCCAGCTTGGCTTCGATGTCAAGACGATACGCAGGGTCATTCCGATAACGAGGATCAGAGATGGCCCGTGCAAGTTCGGCT